CTCCAAACAGGTCGTGACCGTCTGATCCCATTGTCCATACTTTGCCCTTGTTTACGTCGATGGCTAGGAACTGGTTCATGCCGCCTAAGTCCTGTGCGGCTGACTTGGTTGTGTCCTGTAGCGTGTAGAGTCCGTCTCCCCTGTCTGTCATCTTAATGGGCTCAGCGTCCTCAAAGAAGTCAAGCGCCTGCTGTTGTTTTTCTGTGACTCTTTTACCTTGACTTTTGTTGTACAGCCCTCTCCAGTAATCCTGCTGTAAGTCTGCTCCTGTGGTCCCCTTTGGCAGTTTCTCGTTATACACGGCTTTACGTACGTTGTCGTTGTTAGCATGTTTAGAGACCGTTAAGTACTGGTTATAGAAGTCTATGCCCTCAGCGTCCGGTAGAGCCTTCTGAGCCGCCTCTAGAGTCTTAGGGCTAGCTAGTGACCTAGACACAGAAGACGCTGTTGACGCTGTTCCTGTGGCCTCTCCTGACAGCTTCTCACCAGACAGCGGCCTACGTACGACTGCCGTGGTTCCTCCGGGTCTCCTGTCTATACCCTGAACCGTTTGCCAGTGTTCCATCGCGGCGTCCAAGATCACATCAGGTGTATCAGGTTCCAGAGACGCGAGTCCTGCCCTAATTGCTTCTTGGTCACTTACGTCAAAACTTCCGTCTACGTACCTCTGGACCTCAGCACTATTTTGTACTACGTTATCCCCGCCCTCAGGCGAATTAGTGTATTGCTTGTCTAACGCAGAGTTAGCCAGCATACTCCCCGTAACCACACTCTGCTTAGGGTTAGTTACGTACTCAGACCTACGACCCACTCCAGTACCTATGACGCGCCTCTCGGCCTGTCTCTGGGGCCTGAAAAGCTGACCGAACATTCCGGGTATAGCCCCTGTTGCACCCTTGGCTACAGCACCTACAGGGTTGCCGCTGTAGAATCCCGGTAGCTCGGTGGGCATGTTGTCTACGACAGCGTTAGCCACGCGCCCTACCATCTTCATTCCGGGGAACCAGCTACCAGCCTCTAGAGCGTTGAGAGTGTTCCTCGTGGTCCTAGGGTACTCCTTGGCTAACATACTTCCCCACTGCCCCACAGAAGACTCAGCTATAGCTTCGCCCACGCCTAGGTCTGGAGTTAGCTCCTCAGCCGCACCAGTTAAAGGGGAAAACACAGTACCTACGGCTCCTGCGGCCTGCGCCAGAGACTCTTCAGCGTACCGCCCCAAGTCACCCGCAGTCATGCCCTCTTGTGCAAACTGCATCTCCATCTCACGGCGTTTTCTAGCGGCCTCTAGCGCCCTGCCAAAACTATCTTGAGCGTTCCTAGATATTGCTCTACCTATGGCTGGTACTTTATCAACAACAGCGCCCACGGCTTGCTCAGAGTACTGCCTCTCGGTTTCTCTGGCCTGCTCCCGTAGCTCCGCGAGTTGTACGTAACGACTTACGTCACTCATCGGCTTCTTCCTTAGCCTCTTCCTCAGCGTCTTCCATGTACCCTTTGTACACTTCAATGATAGCGGCTCTGTCGGCTTTGAGTGCCTTTACCATGTCCTCGTTAGTAGCTACCTTGATGCCGTCGTTGATGCTCTCCAGAATTAACCTTAGCTCCTTCTGGTAGTGTAGCTTAGAGTAAGCACGTTTAGCGAGACCTAGGCCTGTGTACGTAGTGACGAGGCCCGCAAAGAAAGGCAACATCTTGCTGTTCATCGCTGCATTTACGGTTGCCGCCTGTCCCAGAGGTGTGGTAGGCATGTGGATATTCATGGCTCCCAAGTTGTCTCTGAGTCTAGCGAACACTGTGTCACCCTCTGGCACTCTGGCGTTAATGGTTCCCAGAGCAGTCAAAAGGTCTGACTCATCCTGCAGGATCTTTGTGGCTGTCTTGTTCTGCCCCGTGTCCATAGCCTCGTTCATGGTGCGACGAATGATGCCAAAGATCTCGTTACGGGCTATAGCGCCTTTCTTACCCTCTTGACGCTTGAGCGTGTCAGCACCGTAGTTCTTCTTGATCCAACGGTCTAGCTCCCTACGGGCCGCGAGCATACCCACAGCAGTCTGCGGGTGTGACGAGAGTATCTGCTGAACTTGCGCCATTGCGCGTTTAGACTCCTCTGCGAGTCTCTTGGCCCCTAGGCCTTGGTTCTCTGATACCCACGCTGTCAGCTTAGTAGCCATAGTCTGCTGTGCTTGACCGTGTGATACCTCAGACCTGTCTGCCTTCAGTAGCTTCAGTAGCTTGGCGTCTAGGTTAGTAATGGCTGACGTTAGACTCTTGGCGTTAGCCCTATCAGTCCTAGACGGGTCAACACGGGCGTACCTTTTAACTGTGTCAATCACCCTACGCTCTAGCTGAGACAGTATAGTGTCTTGCCTGCGGAATATCCCACGAGGCTCCGTAGTCTGCTGGTTAGTCTGCTCGTAAGACTTACGGGGTGCTATGACCTTCCAGATTCCACGCTCAAGTACCGACATCTGACTAACGGTTCTAGACTTCTCGTCAAACGTAGACACGTTAGGCAGAGAGTCATCGGCTACACTAACTGGCTTAGCGTTTGGGCCTCTTCTGTGCCAGCCTGACACGTTAAACACACTCTCGACAACCAAGGCCATCTCAGGGTTCTCTTTCTTAAACTCGATCCACTTCTCCTGACCAGCCTCTAGTGCCTGCTGTGCTTTCTTGCCCAACGGGTGCTCTACGAAAGCGGTAACAGCGTCTTGCATCTCTTGCTTAGCCGCTTCTTCTATATCATCAGGGATCATGAGTGAGTAGCCGTCTGCAGACAGTGTGTAGATGTCCCCAAACAAGTCCCACCCTAGGCCAGCCATAGCACCAGCGCCACCTAAGAATTTACTTGAGGGTGCTAGTCCGTCAGAGTACTCTCCCTCTTCCCTGTAGATGTCAGACGCCTGCTGTACGCGACCAGTGATGGACTCTAGGGCGTTGTCCTCAAACCGCTTGAGTGGCGTCCTAGTGTCCTGTGGCTCGTCAGGAGATACACCAATCTCCGCGAGTTTTTCCTGCTGTTGTTGTACACCCTTCTTCTCTGCCTCAAACTCTTCAGCAGAAATTTCGACAGCAACAGGTGCGCCAGAGGCCTTTTTGCCTCTAGCCTTCTCTTCCTGAAACTCTTCTTCAGTAAGCTCTAGTACAGTAGCGTTCATCTGTCCACCAATAGTTTGACCATCTCTCCACTAGGAGACTTAACAAGCACAGTCCCTTCTTGCTCGTTTATAACAATCTCCCCGCCTGACTGCTCGTACATACGGGCGAACTCCGGGTTAGTCCATTCCACTGTTCCCGCCCAATCCTTCAGAGGTGCGTCCTCACCGTACTGAGTCTTTGTAATCAAAGAAGTGTAGTAAGCGTCAATTCGATTGAGCGCCTGCTTGAGATCCTCTTTAGACGTTAGAGTATCTAAGCTGTCGATAGTTGACTGAAGCAACAGGTTCTCAATGTTAGACACCTGACCCAGTGTTGACCCTCCTTCCTTGATGGCGAGTAGCTGGTCAAAGCCTACGTTAGCTTTTACGGAAGTTATCAGTCCCTCAAAGCGTCTAGCCTCTGTGTCTGGTAGATACTTAAGTAAACCAGCCCAGCCACCAACAAAGGCTGTCTCATCTATCATTCCTAGCGCATCGTCGATCTTCAGTTGTACCCCCTGCGCCTTGGTTATTATACCGTTTGCCTTCTTAAGCTCAGCCGCCGCCGCACCAGCTTTTGCGGGGGTGTCGTACCTACGTACTTCTACACCGTTCTCAAATACTACAAACTCTCCTTCAGACTCCTTGATGTCAATCTTAGGGGCCTTAGGTTCTTCTGCCTTAAAGTCTGCTCTAGCAATCTCGTTACCCTGTGCATCATACCTGATAGAGCCGGGGGATAACGTGAAGCCTTCTGTCTTAGGCTTGGCAGTAGCGAGGACTTTCAGGTACTCCGCTGGGTCCAATGCTCTCGCGTTGAGTGCCGTCTCCGCGTTCTTGTCCCCGTTCTGACGAGCTACCTGAATTGCCCTCCTTCTCTGGGCCTCCTTCTGGATGTCCTGACCTGAAGTCTCCAGAGCAGAGACTCTAGCAGTCCTCTTAGCCGTAGCCTGCTTAGCCGCCTCGTAGAAAGCATTAGCAACATCGGTTCTGCCCTGAGACTGATACTTCTGTCCCATAGCGTTAAGCTGGGCAGGGTCGTTGGCGTACTGCTGTAGCTCCTTTTCGATAGCAGACTGCTGTTCTGCTTTGTTCTTAGCGTCAGCGCGGGACTGGAGCATACCACCTGCGGCTTTACCTAACCCAGCGATACCACCACCGATAGTAGAGCCAATGCTAGCTCCAGAGTCTGCGAGCATCCCTGCAATAGTTGCGTTAGCCATTACTGTTCTCCTTTAAATACTTTGGAGTAGTCTACTCTGTAGTAGCCGTCAGCGCCCTCATGTACAGCCTCAGGCATGACCTCCATTAGCTCTTGTGCCAGTACACCGTACGTAGGCTGAGACCCTGTGATGTCCTCGTGGCCTTCTTTCCAGTCCCATGTGTACAGCTTAATGCCGTCTTTAATTTCACCTATGTGCTTAATGTTCTCCTTCAGCCTAAGGTCAGAGGGCCACCACCAAGGCGCGTTCGTAGAGCTAGTACCTAACAGGCCACCAATTCCACTCAACAGACCACCGTAGACTCCACCGTACAGTTGTGCTAGGCCTGTCTGCTGTCCAAGCTCTCCTTGAATGTTAGCCAGTTGAGCCTCTAGGCCGAACTCACCTTGCTGTCTACGGGCTACGTCAGCCAAACTAGCAACGTCCAGCGCAGGAGCAAGGGATGACAAGAGAGCCGCCTGAGGTGCGTAGCTCTGCTGTAGGAACTGGCCTCCCAAGGTTGCCTGCTGTGCCTGCTCAGCCTGTGCCTGTTGCATCGCGGTTAACATGGCGCTGTTCTGTTGCTCTGCAATGGCTTTCTCAAACGCGAGTTGCTCTGGTGCTCCACCGTACTGATTAGTACTGATACCAGCGCGGCCCTGCGACAACATACGCTCCTCTAGTGCTAGGCGTTGCCGCTGTTGCTCTGGTAACTGAGTAGCCCTGATTCGATCGTATATAGCAGACTCTCGTCCCGCAGTGTCCTGCATGGCGTTAGAGTAGAACTGACCAGCGCCACCGAATAACTGTTGACGCATTGCCTCCTGTTGAGGACTCAGGTTGTACGTGGTACTCCCGTTTGCTCCAGTCGTGGTTGAGCCTGCTGACCCAGTGACCGTAAACGGCTGGAACGTAATATCAGGAGCAGTAGCCTGTGTAAGAGGGGTCTTGTACAGGTTCTCTATTTCATCAGGAACTAGACCCTCAATAGTATCACTTAAAAAGCCCATTAGTACGTACCCCCGTTGATAGTAACAGTATCTGAGTTGTCCAAAATCATGGTCACATCCCCTGTTACATTCAAGTTAGGAACTGTTACCAGTCCTGTAAAAGTGGGTGAGTCAGTGTTGGCCTTGCTCGCAATCGCAGGAGCAATGTTGTCAAACTCTACGTTAAATTCAGTGCCTCGGATAATTTTGCCGGGGTCTCCAGAGGGCAAACTATCCTTAGCGGCAAAGTTAGTTGTCTTTGTGTAGTTGCTCATAATGTTTTACCCATAAGTGCTAAGACGTTAATTTCTTGGAGAGATAAAGCAAAACCGTTTATTTCTGACTCAAGACCGATTGTAATTACTGAGCCGCTTCCAGTGGCGTTCACGGGGGGCCTGCTTACTGCCTCACCTCCAGTGAACTCGGCAACAGTGTACTCTATACCTTCAGTGTTGTACGTAAACGGAATTTGGTTACCTACCGTAAACTCCGATGTAGTGTAAGTCGTACCAAAATCGTACGCCCACTTAACGTACACTGTGGCGCTGTTGGCTCCTACTAAAGTAGGCCGTAATTTCTTTAGGAACTTTAGCTTCGCTGGATCACCAAAGGTCAATCCGGGGCTGTAGTACCTAAAGATGTAACTTTCGGGAGTTATGGTTCCTGATGCGTTAAACTCGTCAGTGTACCCACCGTACTCACCCAGACCATCAATCGTACCAACCAGAAGAGTGCCGTCCGTGTTCTTTCTCTCAAACGACTTAAACGGCGCTCCTGTCCATCTGGTGACCCTGTATGAATTGTTCTCTAGTCGGCCCTTGAGATCAAAGCAGTAAGTAATCTCTTGATCTGGGAACGCAATTAAATAGAAAGAATGCTCAGGGCTGTACACAGATGCTGTAGGAGCGGTACGTGCTTCCAGTACAGAGATCAACTCAGTCTTGATGTTTAGGCTCAAGTCAGACATAGGTAGTGACTTCTCTTGCACTGTTCTACCAAAGCTCCTCAGACCGTCTTGAGACATAAATATAACGTCAGTACCGATACCCTGCACAGAGTTTCTACAGATACAGCCTACGCCCGTAATCGTGTCCTCTAAGGACATAAGAGCAGGACTAAAGGCGTTACCGTAGACTAGTATGCTGTGCTTGCCTAAGATAATGAGCTTGTCGTTGTGAGCGACTAAAGCCCTAACCTCATCGTAACCGTCAGGCCACGCCTTAGACACGTTTATGGAGCCGCTGGAGCCTCCTGAGAAGTCTGTACCAATCAATAGGTCTGACCAGTAGACTGTTTGTGTGTCTCCACCGTTGTCCACAACAAACAACCTACCGTAAGCCGCCAGAGCCTCGTGACAAAACAGGTTAGTGTTCGTGGGTGAGCCTTTGGCATCACTAAACGTCCTGAGTCCTGTGGCATCGTCGTACACGAGCGGCTCTAGGCCTCTCTGGAAGAAGTAGGCCTTGTCGTTAAAGTTTACGATCTTCCAGTTGTTCCCCGTAACAGTGTACCCTGAAGGAGTAATTCTTGTGAGAGTGTCATCAGGATCAGTAGTCGTGGTGACCTTGAAGATTGCGTTGTTCCCTGTGACAAAGATTTCTTCGTTACCAGCGTCATCGTAAAAGTGATGTACGTTGTGAGCGTAGTCAGTGCCTAACCAGTAGCGGTCAGTAGTAGACAGTTGTACGCCCTTACGGGCCGCGATACGTCCCCTCTTGTCGATAACAGCATTGTCAGCAATGTCTGCAAAAGAAAAGTCCTGACCGATAGGAGAATCTTCTGTGTTGACTCCCTTGAAACCCGGAGCAACTAGATTAATGCTTTGTAGTGGCTGTGACATTCACTAGTCTCCTTAAGGAGTGTACCAAATGGTTTCTTCAGGGTGCTTCTGTGCGTCTAGAGCGATAGCGTCACCCAAAGACTTATCAGCAACAGCAAAGTACTCTGCAGTAGACGTACCGCCTGTCTCACCACGCTCACGGGCCAACAGAGCCACCGAAAGATGAAGCACGGGGAGATACGGGATGATTAGCGGGTCCGTGTCGTTTACCAGAATCTTAGGGCGTAAGACCGTCCCTGCGCCGTCTGTAATCTCACCCCTGTTTAGTACGTTGAACCTCAGAATAGTACCGTCATCGGAAGGCTTTGGGTACAAATCTACCTGAGTGTCTCCGTTGTTATCTACACCGTTAAACGTGTAGTACCTAGGGGGACCAGAGACAGGCTCCTGCATCATGTACCGCTGGTCAAACCAGATGGGAGTACGGTAATCCAAGTCCCAGTTATCGGTGTCGTTGTACGCGTGTAGTACCTTAAAGGAGTTTCCTGCGCCTGTCATGATGTAGTTAAAGATGTCTGCAGTAGTCTCCACGGTCAGGGTGGTCCTGAGTGCTGACCAGTCCCAAGCGTCCTCGACCATAGCCTTAGCGTCGTTAACAAAGTCACCGACCATCTTGCTGTACGTAGTAGACTGAACGCTAGAGACTTCCTGCTCCCTGAGGCGTCTCATTGCGTTGTTTACTATGTTTAAGTACGTCATCATACTATGTCACCTTTTAGTCCTTGCAAGAAGCGGGCAATAGGGTAATCTAAGCCACCATCTTGATTACCTGTGAACAGGGGTGTTAAGAAGTCCTGCTGACCGAACCGCTGACGCCCTAGTAGCTGTGGGTCACCTGAAACTCCTATGTCTGCTATGTCTAGCTTAAGATCAAAGCCACCACCGCCAGTGTTGCCACCACCGCCTTCATTGGGACCTCCGGGGCAGTTCTGTG